TACACGCCTACCGATGGCATTCGCCACACGTATCAAATGTATTCTCTACAGAAATGTTTTGATATTCTAGACTCTCCTTTCGGAGTTCTTGGCACAAATGTAGTATTAAGTGTAAAACTTGATGGTGCAGCAGTTGCTCTGACTTATGTCAATGGTAGCCTACAAGGAGCTTTGACTCGCGGAGATGGTATTCATGGTAGAGACATCTTAGATAAGATGCTTCACATTGCCCCTAATACAATAGGACTTCAAGGTATAGTACAAGTTACAGGAGAGATAGTAGCCCCTGAAAGAATTGAAAACGCTAGAAACTATGCCGCAGGTGCTTTGAATCTAAAGAACATCAGTGAGTTTATGGATAGAGAAATTCTTTTCTATGCTCATGGGCTTGAAGATGATGGCGACTTCATGGGTGATGTTGAGTACGGAGATACATGGCAAGTTCGTATGGAGTTTCTAAAAGATCAAGGCTTCAATACTGTACATACTCACATGACAGATGGCTTACCAAAAGATGGTCTAGTCTATCGTATCAATGATACCTATGACTTCATTGCTCGTGGCTTCACAGCAAAGCACCCCCGAGGTGCATTCGCTCTCAAAGAAAAACAAAAGGGAGTAGTAACCACACTAGAAGATGTCACATGGCAAGTAGGCAAGTCGGGTGTAGTAAGCCCAGTTGCAATCCTAACTCCAACTAAAGTTGGCGATGCTTGGGTATCTAGAGCAACGCTTCACAACTTAGATTACATACGAGAGTTAAATCTCGAAATAGGTTGTAAAGTAGAGATTATAAGGTCTGGAGAGATAATCCCAAGAGTCGTGAGGCGTGTATGACACACGAAAAAATAGTTCTTGACTTTTATCTTAAAATTACTTATAATATCTTTTCAAAATTAAGGAAACGACTATGCAAATAATACAAGCCCCAACAAGTTGCCCTTCGTGTAACTCGGTGCTTGATGTCGTCAATAATCTTTTATTTTGTAGAAACACATCTTGTACTTCACAAACTCATAAAAAGCTAGAGCACTTTGCAAAGACCCTCAAGATAAAGGGACTTGGGCCACAAGCTATCAAGAAATTGGGGGTCACAACTTCACGAGAGTTGTACTTGCTAACTCTAGATGACTTAGTCCTACTCTTAGAATCTGAGAAAATAGGTGCAAAAGTTTTTGCTGAGATTCAGAAGTCTCGCGGTGTTCCAATGAACGTAGTTTTACCTGCTTTATCTATCCCTTTGATTGGAAACACAGCAGCTAAAAAGCTGTCTGCTGTTTGTGATTCAATAGGAGATGTAGAGCCAGAGACCTGTGCTGAAGCAGGGCTTGGTCCAAAAGCTACAGAAAATCTACTTCAGTACTTGTGGGATCATGGACAGGAGTTGTTACAACACCCATTCTCTTTCAAGTTTGAAAAACCTATTGCAGTAGCTAATAAAGGTGTAGTATGTATCTCAGGCAAGTTAAAATCTTATAAAACTAAAGCTGAAGCCACAGAGATGTTACAACAACAAGGCTATACTGTAAAAGGTTCTTTAACGCGAGACGTTACTATTCTAGTTAATGAGAGTGGTATAGAGTCCGCAAAAACTAAATCCGCCCAATCTAAGGGCATTCAAATCATAACTAATCTATTAGATTTCTTGGAGAAATAATAATGGCATTACCAAAATGGACAGACGAGCGTACAGCTGAACTCACATCTTTCGTAGGTGACGAGTCTCCTGTATCTCAATCAACTGTAGCACAAGCTGCAGACCAGTTAGAAACTTCGACTCGTTCAGTTTCTAGCAAACTTCGCAAAATGGGCTTTGACGTAGAACTTGCTTCTGCATCTGCCTCTCGCGCGTTCTCAGACGCTCAAGAAGCTACTTTAGCATCTTTTGTTTCTGACAACAGCGGTCAGTATACTTATGCTGATATCGCTGGTCACTTCGAAGGTGGCGCATTCTCACCTAAATCAATTCAAGGCAAAATCTTGTCTATGGAATTGACTGCTCACGTTAAGCCTGCTCCTAAGCCAGAAAGTGTTAAAACTTATACTGATGCTGAAGAAGCTACTTTCGTTGAGATGGTAAACGGTGGTTCTTTCGTAGAAGAAATTGCTGATGCTCTTGGCAAAACTGTAAACAGTGTTCGTGGTAAAGCTCTTAGCTTACTTCGTGCCGAAGCTATCGTTGCTATTCCAAAGCAAAAAGAAACTAAAGGTGCTTCTAAAGCCGATCCTTTAGCTGACTTAGGTGACGTTGCAGGCATGACTGTTGAAGAAATCGCTACTGCGATCGACAAGACTGCTCGTGGTGTTAAAACTATGTTGACCCGTCGTGGTTTGGTTGCGGCCGACTATGATGGTGCTTCTAAGAAAGAAAAAGCAACTGCGTAAGTAGTTGTTATTAAATAAGCCCTTGGGGTAACTCAGGGGCTTTTTTTTCGTCAATATCGGGAGAATTTTGATTGAATATTGCTAGTGCTCTTATAAAGCAAGTGCTTGAGCTACAGGACTTCGAGACCTGGACTAGCTGTCGCAAGAACTATTTACCTACAGAGTATCACTCTTTGTACGGTATTATAGATCATCACTGTGAAAAATATCACAAAATGCCGACCTTTGACGATTTAAAGTATGAAATCCGTGATAGTGGAGTACGAGAAAAGTTATTTGCAATCGAAGCCGTTGAGGTGGATGCAGATGCTTTCATGCTCCTAGAGTATTTAAAGAACGAGTACGCTCAGAAAGAGATACTTGATTCACTGGAAGAATACGTGGACAAGTCAGTAGCCTTTGAGGATGCTGATGAGTCTGTTGCTCATCTTCACCAAATAGTTTTAGATGTCGAAGAAAAAGTAGACTTAGAACGACCACAGGATAGTATGCAACGTATTACCCTGTTTGAAGATGATGAGGAACTAGGAAATTACTTGCCTCTCGGTCTCAACGCTGAGTACGATCACGAAATTCAATTCTCTCCTAGAGACTTGATATTGGTTGGTGGTAAACGAGGGGCGGGTAAATCCGTTGTCTGTTCTAACATTGCCAACAATGTTTTTAACTCAGGCAAATCTGCAGTCTTTTTTACTATAGAAATGGACAGCAGATCCATTCTACAACGATGCTGTGCCATCGCTACGGGGATTCCATTCGCTAGACTAAGGACAAAGAACCTTAGTGTAATTGAGTGGGAGCGTGTAGCAGGATGGTGGGCTAATCGTTTCTCTGAAGGACAAGAACGTTTGAAAGAGTATAAATCTAATCGAGACTTTGATAGGTTTCATCATGAACTCACAACTAACTGCGAGCTCCTCCCGACTCAGCAGTTAGATGTGGTTTATGATCCTTCACTAACTTTAGGAAAGATACGTGCAGAACTTGACAAGAAAGTCAAAAGTATGAACGTGGGCGTTGTTATCGTAGATTATATTAACCAAGTAAAACGTTCGAGTCTTCCTTCGCGTGGTGGTCAGTATGATTGGACAGAGCAGATCGAAGTCAGTAAGGCTTTGAAGTCTATGGCACAAGAGTTTGAAGTGCCTGTGTTTAGTCCGTATCAAACTGATGCAACAGGCGAAGCAAGATTCGCAAAAGGCATACTCGATGCAGCAGATGCCGCCTATGCACTAGAAACTTGGGAACAAGAAGATCAGTGTGTAACCTTCAACTGTGTCAAAATGAGAAGTGCGTCTATGAAGTCATTTAGTTCTAAAATGGACTGGGAGACATTAAAGATTGGTCCAGAGTCTATGCTTACTCCAAAGGAACAGGCAGATGCAGAGAATCGTAGTGACGAACCCATTGATGACATCTAATAAATAGTTCTTGACATTTCCTTAATATTTTGATATAATATCTTTTCTAAAATTCGGAGAAGTATATGATTATTAACGGCAGTATGAATCACAGTCCTTGCGGGCGCAAAGTCAGAAAGAACAGACGAGTCAAGAAGTCTGAACCGTCTTTTCGACCTTTGAATCGTACCACACCATATCGCAGAGAAACAGAGTACTACCCTTCTCAGCCTATGCTTGGTGTTGCTTCAAAAGCTGACGACACTTACAAGAAAGAAGTATCACAGTCATACACTTTAGCACCTGCCTACAATAAAGGTGCATACCAAGTAATTCCAACAGAAAACATCAAAGACATCGGGAGATAGATATGCCAGCAAAATTTAAAGAGTCTCAAAAAGTTGTAGTAGATCGTAAAACTAAGAAAACAAAAACAGTACACTACTACCTAAAAAATACATCAACAGATGAGTTAGTACAAGAGCTAGGTAGAGCAGTTCCAAAAGTACAACAAAAAATCCGTAACGAATTAGTAAGAAGAAATGTAGCAGTATGAATGTAGAAGAACTCCTCGGTAAGAAAGGTATACAACACACACCAAAAGGTCAAGACTTTTTGGTGAGTTGTATTAATCCTGAGCACGAGGATCGTAACCCTAGTATGCGAATAGATCAGATTACTGGAGTATTCCAATGTTTTAGTTGTGAGTACAAAGGTAATCTGTTTACCCATTTTGGGGAAAGGGCAAACCAAATGCAGTTGAAGCGTGAACTGTTGAAGAAGCGTATATCCGAGAAACGCGCTGAAAGCATTGGTTTGTCCTTTCCCAAAAGTGCAGTACCGTACATAGGAAACTGGAGGAATATAAAACCGGAAACCTACAGACGATTCGAAGCCTTTAATAGCGTAGATAAAGACTATAGTGGTAGAATCGTTTTTCCCATTCGT